ATATAAACTTAAACCCGAATTGAAGGGTTTGACATTGGTGGGAATACCGTTTCAATTCAAAAATGAACCCATTAACGTTGATTTTAATGGCGTTTCACAATTAATCAATAGCACAACCCCATTATTGCATAAAGAAATGTTTCGGGACAAATATGGCCGTGATAAATATTACGTATTATATTATTATGAATGGGACCCCGTGAAAACACAAATCACACTATTTTAAAATTAAGGCCCTTCGGGGTCTTTTTTTTTATCCATAGTAATATAAAATATTAATTAATTAACTTTGTTTTTTAATCCACATAACCTTTAATTTTGGGAATATTTGATTTTTTTAAAACAGAGAAAAGACACGTTTCATCAAACTTTTTAAGCACGGCAAATTTGTTTGGCAATTCAAGTGGCGTTCGGGTGTCGGAAAAATCTTCAATTGGTTTAACCGCAGTGTGGGCGGCAATCCGATTGTTAAGCGAAACAATTGCGTCCCTTCCTCTTAATTTATACCGATTAGAAAACGACGGGTCAAAATTCATTGACTTATCAAATCCATTGAACAATTTGGTTTCAAAAAATCCGTCCCCGAACTACACGAAATATAATTTCATTGAAACAATGATGTCCCATTTGTTATTATGGGGAAACGCTTATGCGTACATAAATAGAAACGGCGGTGCCAGACCAACGGAACTTGTAATTTTAGACCCCGAAAATGTTGAACCATTTAAATCCGACGAAGACGGTTTGACATATTACAAAATAAAAGATTCCAAAATTTGCAGTGCAAAAGAAATATTGCATTTTGTTGGATTCTCATTTGACGGAATCAAAGGAAAATCACCGATTCAAGCGTGTCAACAAGCGTTGGGAATTGGAATGGCGTCCCAAGAATTCGGGGCCAATTTTTTTGGACGTGGTGCAAACTTGTCGGGAATATTAGAACACCCCGCACGATTATCAGACGACGCGGCGAATAGATTGCGGGATTCATGGAACACACGTTTTTCGGGAATTCATAATTCACATCAAACGGCAATATTAGAAGAAGGGGTCAAATTCAAACCAATTGGCATGCCCCTTGCGGACGCACAGTTCATTGAAACAAGACGTTTCAGCACCGAAGAAGTTGCCCGAATATTTAGGGTCCCGAATCATTTAATAAACGATTTAACGTCGGCAACATATTCCAATATTGAACAACAATCGTTGGAATTTACAAAATACAGTTTGACACCGTATTTGGTAAACTTGGAACAAGAAATGAATCGGAAGTTGTTGTCCGATAGAGAATCAACAAATCAATTTTTTAAATTTAGAACAAACGAATTATTGCGTTCCGACGCAAATTCCCGTGCGGACTATTACACAAAATTATTTGGAATCGGTGTTTTATCCCCGAATGACATTCGCAAGGCCGAAGACATGAACGCAATTGAAAAAGGCGACGAACATTTTGTTCCATTAAATTTGGGCGGGTTAGAAAATCAAAATATTAATACTAATAAAACAGAAAACAATGGCGAAGAAAATAAATAACGAAGGCATTGAAAGACGTAATTTTAACACTTCCGAAATCCGTGTTGACAACGAAGACACACGCGAAGTTGTGGGATATGCAAGCGTTTTCAATTCATTATCCGAAAACCTTGGCGGATTCCGTGAAGTAATATCACGAAACGCGTTTGACGACGTTCTTGAAAACGGGACGGACACACGTGCATTATTTAATCACGACCCCAATTTAATATTAGGACGTACAACGGCGGGAACACTTAATTTATCAGTTGACGAAAATGGTTTGCAATATAGATTCACGGCCCCAAATACAACGTATGCAAATGACTTGTTGGAATCATTAAAGCGTGGCGACGTTTCACAATCAAGTTTTGGTTTTATCGTTGAAGACGATTCATGGGACCAAGACGAAAACGGTTCCACAATTAGAACAATCAAAAAAGTTTCAAAATTATTAGACGTTTCACCCGTCAGTTTTCCCGCATATCCCGAAAGTAGTGCGAAAACACAAAAACGATTTTTAGATTTTAGAACCGAAGTTGAAAAAACAGAAAACAAAAAACAAGACAAAGACCAAATTCAAAGGGAATTATTAAACAGAAAATTAACAATAATCAAATTAAAAAAATAAACAAATGGATTCATTTAAACTAAAAGAGGAAAGAGCCGTTTTTGTTGATAATATGTCGGCAATCCTTGAAATCGCAGAATCAGAAAACAGAGATTTAAGCGAAGACGAACAAAATCAATGGGACGGATTCAACACGGAAGTTGAATCAATAGATAAAAAAATTACTATTGCCGAAAGACAAGAGGAATTGAATAAATCTATCGCGGCAAATATAAGTGCGGCGGCACCAACAAAACAAGACAAAGAATTAAGAAATTATTCATTTCAAGACGCAATGAAACAATCCGTTTCGGGCAATCTTTCGGGACTTGTTAAGGAAATGGACCAAGAAGCAAGAATCGCACACCCAAATCAAGCATTTAGAGGTGTTGCAATTCCTTCGTCTGTACTTGAACACAGAGCGGCGGACATCACAACCGCAGGAAGTGCAGGGACGGAAGTAATGTCATTTACTGACCAACTTGAAGCGAATCTAGTTTTAGCAAGTGCGGGTGCGAATTTTTATTCGGGCGTTAATGATATGAAATTTCCCGTTGTTTCGGGCATAACTTCGGCATGGGTTGTTGAAGACGGTGCGGGCGGCGACGCGGCACAATCGGGTGCAACAAGTTCGTTGACACTATCACCGAAAAAATTAATTTCAGTTGTTGAAATGTCGGCGGAATCAATGACACAAAACGCGGGATTAGAAGGTGTAATCCGAAGAAACATGGCGGCAAGTGTTGCGTCAACATTAGAAAAAGCATTATTGACGGCGGGTTCTGATATTACAAACGCACCACAATCAATGTTCACAGACGCGGCGGCGGGTGCCGTGGGTGTTGCGGCGGGGGACTTCATTAACCTTGAAGCGACGGTCCTTGGAAACAATGTTCCATTAGAAGGTGCAAGAATGGCGTATATCTTTGACAAAGACGCATATTCGTCAATTAGGTCATTATTACAAACGACGGGTGTTGCGGCATTATGGGACCCAGCAACAAAAATGTTGAACAATTACTTCGGTTTCTTTTCAACAAATGTTGGAAATGGTGGGACGGCAGACAAGGCACACGCGTTGTTTGGTGATTTTTCAAAAGTACACATTGCACAATTTGGTGGCCTTGATGTATTATTTGACCCTTATACTAAATCAAGACAAGGTGTCGGAAGTTTGGTTTGCACTTCGTTAGTGGACGCGAAAGCGGTTCAAGGCGGTGTTGCATTCTCAAAATTAGTTGAAGCATAGTAATTCAATTATTTTAAGTTTTTTTTAAAATCGGGGTGGGTTTTTCCCGCCCCTTTTTTTTTAAAAATCCCACGATCAAATTATCACACAATTAACAGATATAAAAAACAAAAAAAACAACCATGATTCGTTTAAATTTATCATCATCACCAACGGCAACGGATTTGATTTCTGTTGCAACGGCAAAAGAATTTTTGCGTGTTTCACATAGTGCAGACGACACATTGATTGGAACACTAATTTCGGCGTCAATTGAAGTGGCCCAAAATTTCACCAACACAAAATTTTTGGAATATGAATATAAATTATCAATGGCGACATGGGACGACGTATATGCGTCAAACGCATACGGTGGTTATTTGTACCGCGACGTTGCGACGAATTTAAGTTCGTATGGTGGTTATTATAGCAAATGGACGGGGTTGCAACAAATTGTCCTTCCTTATCCACCATTAATTTCAATCACACATTTAAAATATTACGATACAACAAACACACAACAAACATGGGCCGCGTCAAATTATAATGTCGGAACATTTATAAATCAAAAAGGGTTTATTGAAATCAAAGACGGAATCAACACGCCCGACGTTTCAAAACGTGAAGACGCAATTGAAATTCAATTCAAATGTGGTTATGGTACAACCGCAAGTGATGTCCCCGACGCAATCAAACAGGCGGTTTTATTAATATTGGGCCGCATGTACGAACTTCGTGAAGATAGTGTTTCAAAACTTCCGAAAGCGTCCGAATATATTCTTGAACCTTATAGAATAAAAACATATTAAAATGGCGAAACAAGAATTTTTAAAAGCGGGCGAACTTGACACACCAATTGAAGTGTATTATAAAACGCGAACACAAAATTCATTTGGTGAAATGACGGTTTCGGCTAAAACATTATTAAAAACAATATGGGCCAAAATAATTCCGAAAGGGGGCAAAGAAGGTGTGGAAGATTCGGTCATTGTGGCGACAAATAAAATTAATTTTTTGGTGCGTTGGGACAATGATTTAGAATTAAATAGCACCACAATATCACCCGAAGAATATTTTGAAATTAAATATTTAAATAAATATTGGAATGTGTCGGACATGTCATATAATGGAAGGGGCAAAGGAATTGTCATAAAATGTTATTTTCAAGACGATAAATAATGGCGGGGGGATATGATAACGCGTTTGATTTGGAAGTTTCTTGGGGTGAATTACAAGGAATATTGGCGTCTTTGAAAAAAATTGACCGCAAATTCGGACCACGTAAAGTCAAACAAATTGCAAGAAATTCGGCCAAAACATTGCGAACCGAGATGAGGAATTTGGCACCGAAATATGACAAACAAAAAAAGTTGAAATTTTATCAAGGAAAATCCGTTCCATATAAGAAGGGAACATTGAAACGGTCCGTTGCAATAAAATCAACACGCAAAGGAATATTGGTCATGCCAAGAATGGGAAAACGAACGTCATCAGTTTTAGGAAAACCAAATCTTGACGGTTATTATGCACACATTGTTGTTGAAAAATCTTCGGACGGAAAAGATTTTGTGGAAAAAGCACGATTGGCAAAAAAAGACGAAGTGTTGCGAAACATGGAAAAACAAGCATTAAAATTAATTAAATGGTAGGTCAATTATTGAAATATTTATTATCGTGCAACAGTACGGCAGACGACAACCCCGCGTTTGAAATATTGGAAATTATGGGTTGCGAATTAACATCACAAAAAACAATATATCCAAACGTGTTGCCGCAAAATTATGGGACACCCGCAATTGTTTATACAATCACAGGGAATGAACCTTCAAAAGTTAAAGAAACAAAAGCAATTGCAACCACAATTGAATTTGAACTTGATATTGTGGCGGAAAATTATTCGGTTGTCAATTCCTTGGTCAATTTAATTATTCCATATTTACACAGATATAAAAACACATATAATTCCGCAAATCAAACCAACATTGGTTTTGGTATGCCGCCCACAAGTTTTGGAAAATTTGGACCCGCAAGCACGGGACCCATTCAATATGTGGCGGGATTTCAAATCATTGATTGTTTTTTTATTAGTTCCGTTGAAAATTTTGACGCAAAACTTGAATTGTTTCGGAACACCTTAAATTTTAAATTGACATACATAAAAGATATTACACAATTTGAACCCGAATTTATTTTGAAATTGGACGATTTAAACTTAATGTCAACAATTGTCAATTCAACCGACAATCCATTGTACACACAACCAATTGCAATCAATCAAAGTGTCAACGCAATATTTTGTCCGAATTTATTTCCAACAATTAATGACACGTTAGACGGGACATTTCCTTTGTTTCTGGACACAAGTGGCACAAGTGGCACAAATAGACCTTTATTGATTAAAAGTGTCTTAAACCCGCCGAAATACAATGAATTAAACGCATTAAAATTTGAAGCGGGTAAATTTTTGACGGGTAATTCTTTTTTGCAAACCCGAAAATTAAAAGAATATACATTTTTTGCGGTGTTTAATTTGACGGATTCCAAATCACAAACCCAAGGGGCGGCATTTTTACACGCACAAATTTCAAATTCAGTTGCCACGACAATATATGCGTCCACTGAAAACAGTGGCGGCGTTGGTGGTTTTTCATATTATAGAATAAAAGGAACCGTGATGAATTCAACATCGTATGAAGGATTTGAAATCATGTCTGTTGCTTCGTGGCCATTATTAGGAATAAACACCGACGCGTCATTTGACGACCCCGTTTTTATTGCGTTTAGTTTAGAAAAAAGTAATGATTCGTTAATAATGGGCGAATTTAAAATGATAATGTCGTCATATCCGACATCTATTCAAAATTTAGGGGACACGGGAATCAATCAAACATGGACGCGGGCGGTTGCAAACGGTTTTGATTCTGAACATTTATTTGTTTATGATACAATTCACACGGACATTCCAAGTTTTGACCCAAAATTTGGAAACACAACACCATTAAATGACGAAATCACCATTTATGACATGGTTTTATTTAATGAAAAAATTGATTTTGGAACTTCAAAATTTGAATATATTAAAAGAAACATAATTGAAAAACATGGCATGTTAAATTTAGTAGAATAAAACAAAAATCCCACGATCATTTTATGTGGCATTTAACAGATTAAAAACATGATTGGAAAAGCTATTTATACACTATTAAAAAACAAAGTTTCAGACCTTGCAACGGGCGGGATTTATCCCGTTGTAATTCCGCACAACCCAAATGGTTCAAATAATTTTCCCGCCGTTATTTATACAACATCAATTGAAACGTTAGATTCAAAAGACGAAGAAATCAATATATTTAAAGCAAGCGTGGAAATTCAAGTTGTGGCCGAAACTTATGATTCCGCCAATAATTTAAGCAGAAAAATAAAAGACGTGTTGGACCATTATATTGACCGTGAACGCAAGGAATATTTGGACCCAATATTTATTGAAGGGTTTAAAACAAAAGACGGTTATTCACACAATTATGTTTCTAATATTAATATTGATAATGTTTTTTTTCAAGACAATGACGACGATTACTTTGACGACCTTCAATTGTTTTCAATAACCACATTATATGACGTCTATTTTTACAATAATATTAATAAATTTTGTTTTGACAAAGGTGGTTTGATTTCAAATCCGTTGGCATTATCAGTTGACGCCACACAAATCACATCAGACGACAAAGGCGGTTTGATTTCAACGTCCGCGTCCGTGCAATTAAATCCGTCAAACACCGCAACAACTAATGTGTGGTTGAACACAAATGGAAATTTTAAAGGCAAAGAAACGGCGACGTCAAGCGTTAGTGAATTCAATCGTTTGTTGGCGATTGGAAGTATAAAATATATAAATAATACAACGCCCGCATATTTAAAATTTGGCGAATTAACACCGTTTGATTGTTATATCATTTCTAATTTGTCGGGAACATTGACAACATTGTCAATTGAATATGGTGCATTATTTATTTTAATTTATAAACCAACAACAGTGGGACAAAATCTTATTTTGGGAGATTTTGACACCGCTTCACCGTATGACAATAGTTCAATTTATTTGGCCCATTCAAAAGTTGGTTCCGATATTACAATCAAATTCAACCCCCGTGGATATTTTGACAATTTTTCAAGCGAAACACAAACATTAATCACATCAACAGATTCAACAAATTATTGGGACGCCGACGTCCATTTCATGGCGTTGTCAGTAGGTGGCAACAAAGCAAACACGGGCGGAACGAAAAACCAAAAAGGTTGGTTTGAATATTTTAATTCAAATCTAAATCCAAAATTGACAACGGGACAAATTCAAAACGACAATAGTTTTGCGGGTAATGGGAATACTTATTCAAAATCTTGTACCTTTGCGGGTGTAGGCGGTTGGGGTAATATAACGGGGTCAACGGGTTTCAATATGCACGAATTATTGGTGTTTGTTCCCGAAGGAAAAACCAAACGAAATGATGTTGATTCTGCACCGTTTCAACCAACGGACATCATATATAATGAACTAAAAAATTATATCTATAATAAATATAAAAATCTAAAATAAAAAAATATGTATTATCCAATATTAAAAAAAGACAGATTGCCAAATGTAAAGGGCGAAAAATACGGACCAATTGACGTTGAAGCATATAAAATATTATACAATGACGGATTTATTGACGACGACAATGGTTTGATAAAAAAGAAAAACACAACAAAAAAATCCGAGGAATAAAAAAATGATTAATCTTTAAAAATATTTAAATATGGCAACAGTAGTAAACGGAACAAATATGATTGTTCAAATTGACGAATCAGCTTCGCCAAGTGCGGGGGGTTTGACAACGATTGCGGCCGCTACGTCTTGCACGTGTTCAATCACAATTAACATGGGTGAATTGACGGACAAATCAAGCGGCGACCGTCAAGAATTTGTGGGTCTTGGAACATCATGGACAGTTGACGCCGAAGCGTTTTATAATGAAGACGGTGCGGTTGATATGCAAACATTATTTCCAACGGCATACGGGAACGGAACAGCTTCACAAAGTGGTGTTGCACAATATCCACGAAAAGTTTATGTCAGTTTTCAAGGTAGTTCGGCAACGTATCGTGGCGACGGTTATATCACTTCATTAAGTGCAAGTGGCGGGACAGAAGACGCGGGAACAATGTCAATTTCAATTCAAGGAACGGGAACATTAACGCAAGCGTAATCAAATTAATTAATAATAATTAAAATAATAAAAAAATGGCGGTACAAGCAATATCGGGTTCAAATTTAGTTTTATCAATGGACCAATCAGACAACCCCGCAGGGGGGTCCCAAGTGTTCGTTTTAATAGGTGGGTCAAGTTCATGCACGGTGAACATTTCACAAGAAACGATTGACACAACTTCAAAAGATAGTGGGGGGCGAAAAACTTTTATAAACGGTGCAACTTCATGGACAATGGATTGTGAAGCGTTTTTCACAGACGGAACGGGAACGGGTGAAGGTGAAACGGTTCGTCCTTCAACTTTATTCACGGCCCTTGACGGCGGTTATAGAGTGGCAGTGAAATTCTATAATTCGGCGGGACAAACAGACGCGAAAAAATACTTTGGTTGGGGTTATATCACTTCATTATCGGTGAACGCGGCGGTTTCGGAATGGTCAACATATTCAATTAGTATTCAAGGAGACGGACGACTTGAACAACAAAACACGTAATTTGGGCATAATGTGTTTTTGTTTTTCTTTAATATCTTTGAAGAAAATATATAAAATATGACTGAATTAAAAAAATTAGCAATTGGGGGCGAATTAAGACCGATTCATTTCGGGTTCGCCGCCCTTTCGCAATGGTGTGATTTGTCGGGTTTAGGATTGAACGAACTTCACAAAATCGGTGAAAACATGTCGTTGTCAAACGCAATTGATTTGATATTTGTTGGACTTAAACACGGTGCAAGAAAATCAAAAGAAAAATTTGAATACACAAATGACGACGTGGCCGATTGGATTGACGAGGAAGGAATGTCGGTTTTCAATGAAGCAATGGAAATATTTTCAACCCAAATGGCGAAAATGAATCCAAGCGACGAAAAAAAAAAGAAGATAACGAAGAAATAGAATCGGAAGTTTTGGACCTTGAACATTTTTTAAAATTAGGTCTTGGATATTTGGGTTTGACATTGGAACAATTTTGGGACTACACACCCCGAATTTTGCAATTGCACATTGAGGGCAAAATGGAAACCGAAAAACAAATTCAACAATCGGAATGGGAACGAATGAGATTTCAAACGGTGTGTTTAATAAACAAAGACCGAAAAACAAGCAATCAAATAAAATTGAAAGATTTAATAACTTTTGATTGGGAGAAAAAAACGAAAGCAAAAGACATCAAAAAAGAACACAAAAAAGTGCAATATTTGATGCACAAAGCAAACGTTGAAAACAAAAATAAAATGATCGGGGACAACAGAGGTAAAGCCACGAACTAATTAAATACATATATACACACCACAAAAACATGATAGTTGCTTAAATCAAAGATTTTGACCCTTAAAATGAATGTCAATATAATCATTAAATCAATAAAAAATCAATAAAAAATGGCGGGTTCAACAAAGACATTATCGGTATTTTTAAACCTAAAATCCAAAAAATTTCAAGCGAGTTTGAAGAACATGGGGCAACGAATGAAAAAATTCGGGGCGGGAATGAAAAGTGTTGGTTCAAGTATGACGCGAAGCATAACCATGCCATTGTTGGCGGTTGGTGGTGTTGCGGTAAAATTGGCGACGGACTTTGAATCGTCAATGACAAAAATTCAAACATTGGTTGGATTGCCCGCAAAAGAAGTTGACAACCTTAAAAACAAGGTCATGCAACTTGCGGGAAAAACGGCACAAGCACCGACGGAACTTGCGGACGGTTTATATTTTTTAACTTCGGCGGGTCTTGATTCTGAAAGTGCCATGCGTGCGTTGGAAACAGTTTCAAAGGGTGTTGCGTCTGGAATGGGTGAACAAACAGACCTTGCAAAAGTTGCGGCGGCGGCCCAAAACGCGTATGGTGAGGAAGTATTGTCGGCGTCCGATTCCTTAAATATATTCGGAAAAATGATTCAAACGGGAATGTTTGACGCGGGCGAACTTGCGGGGGTTTTAGGGACACAACTTGGACTTGCGGCGAATCTTGGGATTTCCATGGAAGAATTGGGGGCCATGATTTCCACATATACCCGAACCACGGGCGACGCGACGGCGGCAACGAATGGGTTGTCGGCCACAATGATGGCGTTTGCTAAAATCACACCAAAACAAGAAAAGGCCCTTGCAAGTATTGGAATGACAACCGACGGTCTAAAACAAATGTTGGGTGAACAAGGACTTCAAAAAACATTGTTTCATTTGGCGGGTTCCTTTGAAGCACAAAACATTCCATTATCTGAATTTTTTAGCAAATCACAAGCGTTAAAAGGGGTGTTGGGTGTGTTAGGAACACAAACGGAATCATACACGCAAATTTTGGACGACATGGGGGATTCGGCGGGGTTCGTTGATAGTGCGTTTGAAACAACTTCCGAAACGTCCGCGTTTAAATTTCAAAAAGCAATCACCGATTTAAAAGTTGCGGGGGTTGAATTGGGTGCGGCGTTGTTGCCAATCGTTTCAAAAATGGCGGAAAAAATATCAGAGTTTGCACAACGGTTTTCAAATATGTCAGAAAAAACAAAGGGGCGAATTATGATGATTGTTGCGGGTTTGGCGTTATTGGGACCCGCGTTTTTTATTGTTGGAACGGCAATCACAACGGTTGTTGGTTTGGTGTCGGGTTTGATTACGGTTGTTTCTACAATTGCGGGAATCATTGGTTCAATTGGTTCGGGTGCAATATTGCCGTTCATTGCAATTGGTGCCGTGATTGCACTTGTTGCGGGGGCAATTGCCATTGTTGCATATAATATTGTAAAAGATTGGGACAAAGTCAAAGTCATGATTGCCGACGTGATAAATTATTTTATTGATTTATATAATGAAAACATGTTGTTTAAAGCCGCAATCCAAACGTCAATAATGTGGTTCAAAAATTTATGGGCGGCGGGTAAATTTGCGGTCAATTCTTTAGTTGAAATTTTTAAAGGTTTAGGGAAAGTGTTGTTGAATTTATTTGACAAAGACGCAAGAAAAAAAGCAATTGACGACATGAAAAAAGGGTTGTCCGAAGGATTTGAAGCGGCCATTGAAGAAGTTGGGGACAATATAGACAACGCAAAAAAGAACATGCGTTCCAAACAAAAAATTGAATTTATTACAGACGAAGACGTTCAAGGTGTTGTGGATAAAGGGGGCCAAATGGCAACGGATTTTGTTCAAAACGCAAAAGACAAAATCGGTAAAGGAATGGCAAATGTGGGTGAATTGTTGGGGTTTGACGGCATGTTTTCGGGTGTCCCGTCGGGTGGTGGCGGTGGTGATGACGGTGGCGGTGGTGATGACGGTGGCGGAACGGACGGCGGTGGTTTTATAGTTGCACCAAATGTTGAAGAATCTTTGACAATATGGCAACAATTGGGTGAAGGGATTCAATCAATTTTTGAAACAATAAAAGTTTCAGAACAAGACCTTGCAGACGCAACAACAACCGCGTTCAACGCAATGGCGGACGAAACGGCAAAAGGATTTGACGCCGTTAAAAAACAAGTTTATGGGGCCGTTCGTGAAACTGTAAAAGCCAAATTGGTTGAATCGGTTGCGGGATATGCGGCAAGTATTTTTAAATCGGTTCCATTTCCGTTCAATATTGCGTTGGCGGCCGCGTCGGGTGCCGTGGTGGGACAAGTGTTCAATTCGGTTATGCCCGCCCTGGCTGACGGTGGTCTTGCGTTTGGTCCGACAATGGCCCTTATTGGTGAAGGAAGGGGGACGAAGGCCCACAATCCTGAGGTTGTGGCCCCTCTTGACAAATTAAAAGATTACATGGGCGGCATGGGTTCGGGACATTTGACGGGTGAAATTTCGGGACAAAATATATTATTATCAAATTCACGAAGTGGAAATTCACAAGACCGTGTGGGTGGTTCTGTTGCGAGTTTTTAAATATTATAAATAAAAATTATAAAATATGGCATGGGTAAAATATGAATCTAATATTTATAGTTTAAACACAAATTCAACAACGGAAGACCAATCACGTTGGCGGATTCAAATATTGGAAAAAACATATAATTCGGGCGATTA